TAGAACTAAAGACAGGTAATGGTGGTTGTGTTGCCTGCATTTCTGCTTCTTGCCTTTCCCTGTCTTTAGTTCTAATAATATGTAATAATTCTCCGTAATAAAATTGTGCTAAATCACTTCTTCCTCTATTTTCTGCTGCAACAAGTAGCGACCATAATGTCGCTTCAGGCAATACTCTTTCTGCCTGTTGCTCTTTAATTGCATCATCTACTAAGTCAGTATCTTGTAACCCAAGAATTTTATCTCTAATAAATATATCAGGTAATAATGGACTTTCGCCTTCTCTAGCCATTTGAGCCATACTCATCTTAGACATATCATCTTCTGGCAGTTGTCCTACAAACTTAATAATAATATCTCCTGCATTTCTTATTGCATCTGGAGTTATTTCTTCCGAGAAGTAATTTCTATTCATATCTTCTCCTGATAATTGCAAAGTATCAAAAGCATCTGTTAAATATTGATCGTTTAATAACATACATATTCTTGAGTATGCTGCTTCAAGTGCCTTTATTCTGGGTTCTAATATAGAATTAACACCTTGTCTTAAAGTATTTATAGCAAAGCCTGATAGTTGGAATTGTAATTCTCCGTATATGCTGTGTGGCAATGCTCCTCTTTGTAGTTCTCCAGATAGCAATCCTAAGAAAGCTCCTGTTTCCCTAGACATTTCTAGTAATCCTAATGGCTCTACATCTTCTCCCTGTGCCAAAGATATTTCAGTACCTTCTTTGTAAGGATCTTCGTCTAAAGTTTTATTACCATCTCTTGATTTAATTTTTAATCCTTGTCTTTTAGCACGAGCTGTTAACTCTAGCATTGTAGATAATATCTGGTTGTTTTTATCGTATATGCCTCTGTTGTGTCTGAATACAGATTCTCCAAAATCTTTTATGGTATCATCAATCGCTACTGTTTGATTGAGTGCCTGTATTTCAGGGTTATTTCCTACTGCTCCGATAAATACAGGAACATTGGGAGAGCCATGTGGTGTAGCTTTTTTAACTACTCTACCATTAGAAAGTACAACCATGTTATACTCTCTGTCGTAGTAATCGTATACTTCTATCCAGTCATCATAATCATCAGAAATATTTAATCTGACATTGTACTGTGACTCTATCATTTCTTTAGATCGTTTAGTTTTATAACAAGCCCATATTAAACCATCGTGACCTGTTGCCCAATAAGTGTGCATAGGATCGAATGGTGTTATGTCAACAAAAGTTTTTTCGTCTTTTGTTTTTACTAAACAAGCTCTGCCTGCATACCAGCCTCTCATTGTTATATACCAGGCTAGTTGAGCTTTAATATCTGGTTGTATTGCATTTCTTAATCTTTCGTCTGCACTTCTTAAAGCACCTATAAAAAATCTTTCTTTCTGATCGTTAGCTTCTCGTTGTTCTCTTTGTTGTGAATTAACAGGGATACGAGCAGTTAGTTCTGATGAATTTAAAAACGATACTATTTTATCAGCGTATGTTGCTGGTTCATTGGATGTATATGAATGGAAATCTTCTCCTGCATCATAAGGATCTAATCTGTATAGTGCATAATCTTCATCCATTCTGTTACGAAGTGGCTCTGTTGAATCATAATGTGCTTCAACTTTATTTATTATTTCTTCGGCTTTTGGTTTCTTAGCCATATTATCTCCACCTTCTCACAGGAATTGAGTTTCTTGTTGCTAAATAACTATACCCAAACCTGTTGACAAGTCCGTATATTAATGCTTTAACACTATGATTATACTTATCTTCAGGCTGATTGCCAACCACATTTCCGTCACGATCTGTTTTCCACTTGTAAACTTGTGTTTGTCCATTAAAAGGATTAGGAGCATATCCAAGTTCTGATAACAGTCCTTTGCATCTTGCATTAATTATAATTTTAGGTTCGTGTGTACTAGGGTCTAATTTAAGCATAGACTTAAATCTTTCAGTACCATCGTTAATTTTAATTTTTTCAGAGTCCATGTATAATCCAGCTTTGTCTAACCATACTTCTGCTGGTGCTGCCATAGCTTGGTGTTGATATCCTGCTACATCAATTACTCCGAACTGCACATCACTCCACCAATTTCTTTGCATAGCGATATCTATTATTTCTTCTGTGATTAAATTCTGTTCGTATATTTCATCAAACACAATAACTTTGTCATTAATTATTTGCACTGCACATACAGCATAAGCACCTGCGTAACCAGGATCCATCCATATGTGTACAGGTTCTCCAGGAATATAATCTACTTCTTGTACATGAGTATCAGGTCTGAACTCAGGAAACACTAATCCTTGTGGTGGCGAAGGAATGCCTTGTATTCTTTCTTTAAAAAAATCATCAGAGGTCATTCGTTGTAGTTTAATAATTTGTTCATCGTTTTCTCCACCTGGATAAAGATGTTTGTTAGTATAAGAAGGTAAGGAATAGGACTGTGAGTCATCTTCTCCGTACTGCCAAGTCTGGAACATTTGTGGATACCAACCTAATGATCCTTCAAAAGTACCACCTAAGAACATCCATGCTTTTCTGGGCGCACAACGCCCTAGTAATCTGTGGAATGTTTCTAAATCTAACTGTGATGCTTCACAACCTATTATTCCATTTGGTGCTCTCATAGCAAGGGTTCTGGGATCTTTAGCTGATTTAGTTTGTATCTTAGTGCCATCAACTAGCTCTATTGTGCCAGGATCTACTCGTTTTGAGGCTTTCTTTAATACTCCTAGCTTCTCAAAATCATCTACAAGGTATTCATATTCAGCTCTTGTTCGTTCATAGTCTGCTGCGACCAGCCAATATAGTCCAGGTGTTTCTGTTTCGAACACTCTTGATAGTAAATACTTACTAGCAATCATGCTTTTACCTGCCTGTTCTCCTCCAGCTACTAAAATATATCGTTTTTTTGAATCTAAAATAGGTGTTTGTGCTTCAGTTGGTTTAAAATCTACCATTTTATACAAGGCTTTTACTACATCTTCTCTTTTTGTAGTCATTATTCTTTCCTTAATATATCACTTATATCAAAATCTTCCTGTTTTTCTGTATTTGTTTGTTTTTCTGTAGGTTTTTTAGCCTCTTTGATAGCTTGTCTGAAGGTTTTCATAACATCACTAGCTTCTTGTTCTGCACCTTTATGATCTTTATATTTTTCTGGAAACATTCCGTTAAGAACAAACATAGTTAGTGTCTGAAAATACCTGGCATCCTTGTTGTATTCGACTTTTTTATCTATAACTTCAGGTGTTAACATATGTAATACCAGCTGATAAGCCTTATGTTCTATGTTTTCGCCAAAATCTTTCTTACATTGTGTGTATTCTGTTAAAAAATCAGGGTCTTGTTTCCATCTGTACAAGGTTGTTCTACTAATCTCACTAACTTTAAGTGCTTTAGCATCAGTTCCCCAAGCAGTTAACGCCTGTAAAAAACTAGTTCTGTGTTCTAGTTCGTCTTTTCTTAATTTATTTTTAGGTATTCCTCTAGGCATAGTAACAAATATAACTTAAATTTGTTGTAAAGACAACTTGTTTGTGTTAAAAAGTAACTGTAATAATGTTTCATTTCATTATTTCTCCTTTAATTGGATAGGAGTGGTAATATATGGTATGGATATATCACTCCTATTCAATATTTACCTACTGTAAAATATCATAGGATAGTTCTCTGCACCTGTTGCAGTAATATTTACACCAATATAGTCCATAGCTTCATCCTGAGTTAGCTTCCATTCATTCATTATAATTTCTACTAACAAATCAAAATCATAAACTGCATAAACCTTTTTGTCGCCACCAACAGTATGCTCTGTAATACCTATACAAGCATCGTCAAAACCTTCGTCTAGCATTAAAGCCTGGTTATCACTCTGAAAAGTAATATGATCTCTCAATTCTAAATTATTCATTACACTCCCTTATATATATATATATATATATACTATATTATATATATTATATAAACCCTATTATAAGGGTTTATATATACTAATGAATTAATTTTTTGTTAATTTTTTACTGCTATATCAGGAATAATTAACACTACTCCTTTCAGGGTGTTAATTTTCCTTATATATTAGGCTGGGTATATTAATTTATTGTTAATTATTTGTTAATTATTTGTTAATTTTTCCTCCAGTAACTGGTTGTTAATTTTTATAGACCCTTTTTTTGTAAAAAAAATTCTGTCAAGGGTAGGTTCACTCTTCCTCCCTACTCCCCAAGACATGCCCCCTACTAACACTCTCCTCTTACTAACTACCTCCACCCACCCACTTAATATATTATATTTATCTATCTTTATAGTTTCCCTTATATTATATTTATCTTTATTTATACTCTTCCTTATATTGTATCTATCTATTATTTATATTATTTTTTATATTGTATATTTATTCCTATCATTCCCTACGGTCATGAAGGATAAATATTATAGTATCGTGCGTTTTTTCGGAGTACCGATAACAACTTTTAATGCGTCAGGAATGGCTTTAAACGACGAATTTCCAGGCTTAATAGCAGCAGCAGTTACGCAACCACTCTGTGCAAAATTTGCGATTAAATATATATATTTATGATCAATTTTATTTTTGTTATATGTCGATTTCCAGGTAATGCGTTTTATATCTTTATATCTTTTCTATTTTTTGTGAATATTAGTTTCATAAAGAGATTATTTTTTATACAAATATATATATTAATTTCATAGACATTTTATAGCCATTCCCCTATAATAAATATATAGATTAATTATTAACAAAAAAATGAGGAGCTAGAAATGTGTGAAGTATGCGAAATTACACTATTAGAAAAAAATGGTTTTATATGTGATGGATGTGGATTGGATAGTGGTATTGTGTGTGATGACTGTCATGTAGGGATATGTTTTGAAGTAAGCAACGCAACAGTTAATTAAAAAAAGTAGGAGCTGAAAAAATGCAAATCAGGATACACGGAAACATTAATAAAAAAATGATGACTATTAAAGAAGGTAGTAAAGGAAAAGCAAAACACGAAATTAATAAATTAATAGTATTATCTGATGCTGAATTTATCGTGCAACCTAAAGGGCATGAAAGAATTGTTAAAAATAATTCTCGTGAAGTTGTTGCATATGTGAAGGGTAAATATAATTATCATGAGACCAGGTATAGCGACAATTTCAACGAAAATAAAAATTTTATACGAGTAAGTTACAACCCAAAGAAATTTAAAAATAGAAATTATTTTTATAACGATCTTACAGGAGAACGAATAAGCAAAGCCAAAAAAGTATATGCAATTGCAACAGTTGCAACTCCAACACTCACTAGATTAAATACATACATTAAAAGAGAGGAAAAATAATGCAACCAAATTTCAGAAATTGGAAACGGAAACAATTAAAAGAAATAATTGAAATTCACAATAACAAAGCAATTATATATTTTGATTCGCAAATTAAAAACAACTTACAAGATTTAGCGTTTGCATCTGTGGAGCTTGGGACCAGGTGTAGCAAAAATTTAAATTCCAGGTAATAAAAATTAATAAAAAATAGGAGTAATAAAAATGAAAGAGAAACAAAAATTAGGATTCGTAATTCAATTAATTAATTGGCAAAACTACAGAAAAAAATACAAGGATGAGGAAATAGAAATTCAAAAAGATGATAAAAATATTTACGGATCTATCGAATACATGATATCAGGAATAAAAAACGGGCGTGATGGCGTTGCGTTTGGATATGAATTATTTGATTGGGATTTTAAAACATCTAGTTTAATCTGTACTAGATGTAGCGATGAAGAAAAAATAATAACTAATTGTACTAATCCGACACCATATAGAACAGAATTTTACAATACTGAAATGGTACGCAACGGATTAATAATGAATTCATTTATTAAAAGTTACAATCAAATAATTAAATTAGATAAAAATAAATTATTAGTTTTAGAAATTTAAAGTTCCAGGTAACGCAAAAACAAATTAAATAAGGAGTAAATAAAATGACATTACCAAAGCAAATGACAATTAAAGAAGCAACTAAAAATGTAGGAGGCTTGAGCAAAGTTTCAAAAATGCCTTCGTTATCTTGGAGTATATCAGCTTTAGATTGTTCAACGGGAACTAAGTTGAGAGAATCAAAACAATCTACAGTATGCGATGGATGTTATGCTCTGAAGGGTATGCAATCGTTACCAACTCAACAAAACGCATATGCAAAACGCTTGGAATTATGGCGAACAAATAGAAAACTTTGGCTTTTATCTATGGATTATTTGCTAAAGAATAAAAAAGAAA